TTTGCTCTACCTCTTTGTGGGTTTTGTTCCCACCAAGATCCAGATTTACAAGAAATCATTTCTTCATCGTCGGCAGAGAATAATGAAATAAGTGCGGCTCTTCTAATACCACCCGCTAGTACCGCATCAGCAACATGGCATACGATATCGTGAGTTTCAATTGGTGTTAATTTTTCACCATCTTTTTTGTTATCCAACACTTTTGTAATGTTATGAATACAATCTTTTAATGGTTGAGGTCCAGGTGCCTTTCCTCCTGATGTTACAAGATTTGCCCCCTTGTGTCTGATATCTGAAAAGTCAAATATCGGTGTTGATGATTTATAACCCAAATAAGATTCCATAAGTACTTTGATCGCATCTGCCCATCCTTCAATAGAATCTCCAATTAGATAACGTCTTGTTCTTTCAGCATTTGGTTTTTTAATGTCTGGTAGTTTTTCAACGTGATGTTTTTGAACTGAATAACCAACACCCGTACCACCTAATAAAAGAAACATTGTTTCAGAAAATGCATCTACGTGATCAATTGGCATATACGCACAATTGTAAATTCTGTTTGGTGAAATCTCAATTGGTTTTCCACCAAATTGTAACGATCTCATTGACGGTAAAACTTTTTTGTCATACACCATTTTATATACTTCCTCAATCTCATCTTTAATTTGAGGGTATTTCTTTTGGTGCATTTCTTTATTACGAGTAACCAACTCCTCCCAAGTCTCTCTTCTGTTCAATTCAGGTTGAAACTTAGCGTATTTCATAAAGACAGTGATGTCACTTAATATTTTTTGCGAAATATCCATTTTGTATTAATTTATTAAATTTATTTGTTAAACTTGATTTTCTCTTTGTCTTCTTTGTTCAAGAAGTTCTTTGATTCTATTACGATTTTTTTCTTCTTTTTGCTCTTCATGCCCTAAAAATGTAACACTTTGTTCCGTGTCAATTTCTAACATTCCGTTGTCAAATTTACAATTTTCAAAGATGATACCATCTTTTCCAATTCTTGATTTTGTAATCGCAATTGTTGCCAAATTCATTTCTTTTTGTTGTAATGATTTAGCAACCGTAATGATAACGTGTCCTACTTGTGCCTTTTTAATGGATCCACCCATCTGATCAGTTGTGACAACCTCAGAAGAAATAGAGTTTCTATTTCCTTGTGTTGCAGTCCAACCAGCAATGTCTAATTCGTGACATAAAGCTTCAAATGATCTCATAACAGATCCCTCGCTCTTCCATTCATCCCCAAGCATTTTGTCAGGTACAACACAATCAATATAATCTAAAATAATCATATCGACCCTTGTCCCATCCGCAATCATTTTTCTTACCTGATTTTTGATTTGATTCATTGTTACAGTATCAGATGGAAGTTTTTTCAAAATTAACTTATTTTTTCTTTGTTTTTGAATTTCTTTAACTTTTTCCATTACCTCATCTTTATGGTCTGATAAATCGTCAGGTGCAATTCCTGTCCATAAAGTAAAATGTTTTCTTTGAATGATTTTTGGGTTATCCTCAAAGAATATTTGTAAAACATTGTAACCTAAATTAAAAGCGTGGTTTGCGATCTTTGTTGTAAACGTACTTTTTCCAACCCCTGTTGGTGCTAATATTACTCCTATCTCTCCTTTCGCCAAACCACCTTTAAGTAGATTGTCAATTCCTGCAACCCCAATTGGAATTGGGTGTCTATAATCTTCATTTAAAACGTCATCTATATCAAAGAAAACGTCATTTGTTCCTTTATCAACTTCACCCACTTGTAGGGCTCCTCTTACCATTTCTTCTAACCTGTCATAACTTTCAAAATCACCTTTGTCAATGATTTTTTGAGCTTTACCCATTACTTTTTGAAGTTCTTGTTGCTTACAAAATTTTAATGATTTTTCTTGAACAAACTCATATCCATCTTCAGAAGATGATTTAATTTGTTCTACCATATCCAAGACACTTTTTTGTGCCATAGGAGATGTAATTTCAGATTTTGCAAGTTGTTCTAAAGTATCAAAAGTAGGTGTGTGTTCGTACTTTGTGTAATACTCTTTAATCATTTGACAAATCAGACGAAAGTATTGGTTATCAAAATAGTGAGGATCAATTACATCAATAATTGTGTTTGAGAAATCTTTGTAAAGTATAATATTGTTAAGTAATTGGATCTGAAATGTGTTCCCTAAATAACCGAAATTTTTCTTGTCTGACATATAGTATTAAGTTTGGTTTCTGTTTTTAATAAATATCTTAAGCTAGTGTATATTCAAGATATTTTGTAGTAATTTTTTTCTCTGACAAAATGTCAGTTAGGTTCTTCAATACCGTTTTTAGGATTGGGCGGGTATCCAGAGTGTATCTTATCTTTGGTGGGTATAACTTGGCGTCTATCACTCTATGATAAATTGTCTCATTTTCGGCCTTTAAATAAATGTTAAATAGCTCTGGACCATCAGTATTTGAGGTTTCAAGAACCGTAGGGTCTGACTCAATTACATATTGATTATCCAGCATGTAATCTACCGTTTTGTTTCTTAATATCCTTTTTACGTCATTTGATATCTCACACATCAAATCATAAAGATCAACACTATTTTTAACGTTTGGGTTATACCCTTTAACATTGAAAAATCTTTGTACCACAAAATTATCATTTAATGTGATCAAAAATTCAACCTTTGTTACGTCATTTTGTTCTTTCATACTTTTTTGTTTTTAAATTTTGATTTTTCTTTTCTTGTTAACTTTAAAAATGGTCTTAAAAAATAAACCCACTGATCATCACTTTTAGGTAGATATTTAAAAAGTCCATCCTCCATCATCATTTTAATCAGATTCTTATACCCTCTTCCGTCAGGATCCAATGACTCAGAGTAATATAGTTCAACCAATTCTTTTCCCTCGTCACTAATTAGTGGTTCGGACAAATCTACGATTTTTTTGTTAATGACAAAGAATTCTTCTCCAAATATCCCTTCTTTAGTTTTACCAGTAAGAAGATTTTTCAAGGCTACATTATCTTTTTGTTCTTTTAATAGTTCTTCACCCTTTTTTAAAATATCGTCAAAAGATATTTCTTTTTCAAGTATCTCAGGAAATAATTTAACTATTGTTTTCTCACCCAAATAATATATACCATCAATATTATCCGACATATCACCGGCTATTATTTTATAGGTCTTTACATTATAATGGGGGATTTCAATTTCTTTTAATTTGATCTTATCTCCGTTCTTATAGTACTTTTTTGTGTTTGGCGAATAGATGGTCACATCTTCAGAAATAAGTTGTGTAAGGTCTCTATCACCACTAAAAATTGTTTTGTGTTCGTTTTTTGAAATTTTGCAATAATATGCGATTAGGTCGTCAGCTTCTGAATTTTCAAACTCAACTTGTCTAACAAACATTTCTTCCAAATATTGTTTAACCCGTTGTTTTTGTTTACCAAATGATTCTTCTTTAAAATCTTCAGTTACCCCTTTTCTGTTAAGTTTGTATTTTGGGTACAGGACTCTTCTTTGTGCGGTTGATAATTCTCCATCCCAAAAGACCACAACCTTATTATAATTGGTTTCTTCTAAAAACTTGCGGATGGTATTTAAAAAGTGCCAAATACCACCCACATGCTCCGTTCCATTAAAATAATCTTTAACTCCGTGAAATCCAATTTTTAATAAATTGTTCCCATCGACTAATAAAGTTTTAGTCATTAATTGTTTGTTATAAGGTTTCTACTCAACTTCTTCTTTTTCCGCTTTCAAATCAAAGTCACCGTCAACTCCAATAATTTCTTTCCAATATTCGGCATAATCTTTTTTGTATTGTTCAATTGATACCTTTTCTTCAGTCGCTTCTTTACCCGGCAAAAACCCGTGTGGTGTTACAATGATCTTACCATCTTCAAACCCAAGTCCGTTAATGTGATTTTTCATTACAGACACTTTTGTTCTTGATGCAAACTTAACTGTTCGTTTGTCTTTTGTTGCGGTAATCTTAGTTGTGCCAGCACCTTTTTGATTTCCAAATAAAAATACCAATGATGAGTTTAACCAAATTGCTTCACCACCTTTTGCCTTAATCTTTGGTTGTCCAAAAGGATTGTCAGGTAATTCCACCCAAGGCTGATTAACAATGATCAGGGTGTTTTCAAATTTAGAATCAGATTTACGTGATCCCGATATTCTTTGGTTGATTCCCATACCAATTTTGTCCGCTAAAACACTAGCATTGTGTTGTTTTCCACCTTTACCTTCATAAGTCATTTTACAAGGTACAGATCCAACAGAATCCCACATAATACATAATGAATAATCTAAATCACCTTTCTCTTGAGCATCTAATAATTCATTAATGTAATCTGTAATTTGTTCAATGTAATCAAAGTTATTATTAAAGATGTAAAAACCATCCCACTCTAATTCACCAGTTTCTGTATCAACAACTTCTTCACATTCAAAACCCATAAGTTTGGCATGGTCAAAACTCCATTTTTGTTCTGTAATAATAAACACAGGTAGAATACCTTTCTTTTGCGCATCAACTGCCGTTTTTACAAGTGCCGTTGTCTTACCCGTATCTGAATGTCCAAGAAACATATTTATATGTCCCATCGCAGGGCCCGGAAGACCAACCGCATCCAAAAATGGTTCACCAAGATCAAAAAATCTTTGTGGTTTATATTTTGCCGATGTGGAGAATTTCTTTTTTAATGAACCGAAGTCACTCTTCTTAATTGCCATTTTCTTCTCTGTTTTGTTCGTTAATTATTTTCAACATATCTTCGGTAACCAAAAACTCACTATCCTTTTTAAGGTTATACCTATATACCGTTTCAAGCATATCAAGTTTATCTTTAGCTGTTGTCATTTTTTCAACCATTTTATCCATTTCTTCCAAATGTTGTGGATGTTCTCCAATACCCACAGGGTTGTTAAAATAAACAAGAAGTGTTGCTTCGGCTTCCGCCATTTCTGATCTATATTTTAAGATCAATGCTTCATACATTTTTTCTGATATTTTATTCATATTGTTTTTTTAAAAAATTAAATAAAAAATGGGCATTAATCAACTCAATGCCCAAATGTTTTTTTTAGAAAGGAAGTTCCTCGTCTGCTTCGTCGTTAGCCTGTGGGTCAACAATTACCAATTCTTCAGTTTTAGATCCACCTAAAGAAATTTCAGCGTTTTCACCATAAACATACTTTTTAAGTTCAGAGTTCCAAATTGGTGTTTGTCCACTTGCAATTGCCTCTAAATATTCTACAGGTTTTTTAGCGTAAACATCATTCCAAGTTGTTTCATCACCCACCCACTCTTTCATTTGACCATTGTCAGTGTGTAGAGGTGCAGGATCATCATACATAATTGTTTGAACAACCGTATACTCTTTACCTTGTGGTGTTTTTGCTTTTGAAAGTTCGATGATGAGGTCTCTACCATTTTCAGCATCTGTTACATTTCCTTTTGCTTTCCAAATAGGTAGGATCTTATCCAAGATACCTTCTTGTTTGTAGTTGTGTTTGAAACGCCAAAACTTAGGACCATCTTGTTCGTTGTCACGATCAACAAGTTTCACAATATAAAACAATCTTGATCGGTATTCAGACGCCAACTTTTTATCACTATCTTTACCTGTTGACATAAGTTCTTCATACACTTCATTAAGTGGTGATCTTTCTCCGTCATTTTTTCCTGGATCGTAAAGTTTTTGCCATTTACCATCAATCAAAACTTCATGATACCACACTTCAACAAATGGTGATGATCCGTCTTTAGTAGGTAGGATTCTAACTCTTTTTTGTCCTGATTTTTCGTTTTTACCTAAAAGGGTTGTGAAATACCTTTTTAATCTGTCTTGTTCAGACATTCTTGGTGTTGAGTTTCCCGTAGGATTTGAATTCTTTTCGTACTGCGCAAGTACTGAATCTAATACTGAATTTGCCATAAATTAATTTTTAATTATTACTCTTTTATCTTTATACAATTATAAGTGATTTTCTTAAATTGTCAAATTGATAAAACAAAAAAAGGGGTTAAAAAACCCCTTAATTTATTATTTAAAAAATAATTATAACTCTTCTTCGTCGTCGTAAACATTAAATGTTTTTTTGATTTCTGATGGTGAAAAATTCTCAACTTCATCTGATGTTAAAACATATTCATTTTTTCCTGTTTCTTCCATTTCACTTTTTTTCTCATCAAAAAAATCACTTAATTTTTGTTTGAATGGACCAGAATCTAAACTTCTAAGTTCCAATTTTTCTTCAGGAGTTTTTGGTCTCATTTTTTCAATCTTGGATTCTAAACCATCTATTTTTTGAAGTATCCCGTCCATATTTTCTAATCTACTTTGTAAATCATCAAGTTTAGAAAATATTCCATCCATGAACTCATCTTGTTTATCTTTGATTTCTTGTTGTGCAGTTACTAAATCGGTAATATCTAATTCCTCAGTATCACCTTCACCCTCATCTTCTTTTTTATCGTCAACAACGTCAACATCAGGATCGTTTTCAACATCAACAGGTTCAGGAACCTCAGTTGCCGCAGCATCTGCCGGTGGTGCCCCTGCAGCCGCATCTGCCGGTGGTGGAGGAATATCACCTGCAGCATCTGCCGGTGGTGGAGGCAAATCAGTAGGTAACCCTCCCGCATCGTCAGGTGGAGGTGGTACATCTTCTGCCTGTTCTTTAAGAACATAAGTGTTAATTTGATTAAACCTTTTTAATTCTTCTAATATTTTTTTATCTATAGACATATCTTTATTTTTATCCGTTTAATAATGTTTTAACTCCCGTAGGTGTTTCAACTCTTAATGTTCTATTAACATTTTTGGTGTTATCAACTCTTTCAATAAGACCATCCTTCATTCTTACTGTGTAGCAATCACCTGTATCAAGATCGCACACTTCTTTATACCCATTTTCAATTTGTTTTTCTGAAATACGTGTATCTTTTTTCAAATAATTATCTAATAAATTTTTCATATCCATAATCTTTTAATAATAAATATCATAATAGTTGAATAAATTAAGAAACTTTTTTCAACGCATACTCAAAAACGTCAATATACGCATCTAATGCCCCATTTGGTTGGTCAGGTCCGTAAGCCTGAGTTGTCTGTATAACATCACTATTATTATATATATCATTTTTAGTTGGTGCAGTATTTTTTGTCCATTTATTTTCAATTAATGTTATATAAAATCTCGCAAGAGCATCTGCCGTTTTTCTTTCAGGTGTGGTTTCAGTACTTAATGCTGCAACGTCAGGTATTATTGCAATCCATGTACCATATAATGCATTTGCCATTTCAATACACTGTTTGTAACTTTTGAAGTTAACGATCGGTGTTGTTATATTTTCAATGGCAACACAAGCATAAGAAGCGTTTAGATATGCGGTTGCAATACTTCCTCCGTATTTATTTTTAAGATCAAAACCAAATATGTTGTAATTAAATGTGCTGATTTGTTCTTGGTTGTCTCCGTTTCTTCTATTTGAGGGGTTTCTCATCGCAGTACCATATAGTAAAGCTTTTAAGTTTACTGTGTACGCACTAAGTTTATTTTTCAAATCATCCCCACTTATAATTCTTGTTTCAGCAGGTATACCTGAATAAGTACTATAAGCAGCATTTAAATTATCTTTACATTCCTGTTCTGTACTTTTTAATGGCGTATTGTTTAATGTCGCGTCAGGATCTCTTTTAAAACCAGCGCCCATAGGCCAATTTGTAGTTCCAGTAGCAATTGCGTCAGGTTTTATTCTTTCAACTAAACTTTTATTAATCGACGCAGTATAACTATCAGGATCAGGAAAACTAAATATTGGCATTCTAATTCCTTTAAAGTCCGTTTTAAATTCTTTGTCGTTAATGTCATGAGACACTTCCTGTATCCAATAAGCGCCTCTAAAAAGAGGAACGTGTCTAAGGTTAAAATACATAGTGGGTTGTATCATTACATTACCCATAGAATTAACACCACAAGTATATGATCTTGTTCTATATATACTATATAATGATGTTGATTGTTGAGCAACTTTATCTCCTGATGCTGAATTTGCAATTTGTGATTGTATTTTAAATGTCTCAGCGGTGTTTTTATTTTCAGACATATCTAATGATAAATCTTTAAAAATGTTTTGGTGTTGGATTCCAAAATCAACATTAAACCCGACCAATACATTTGACTTTTCTTTATCTAAATTAACATTACTTGAAGAAACTGTTTGTTGTGCAGGTTTTGTTAAATCCATTGAGTCACTATCAAACTTATTAAATTCTGCATCACTTGGTAAGTTCTCAGATCCTTTACCAACATACATACATAAAAACTTTGGTTTGGAATTTATGTAGTCCACATTAAGATAAGTACCAAAAAGTGAATTAGGTATGTCATATGGTATTTCTTCATTGTCTCTTACCGACTTTTGTAAGTTATAAAAGTTTATGTACGCTGGCATTGCAAAAAATATAAAGTTGTTGTCTCCTAATATTTTACTTACAATATCCATCATGGTCGCCTTATCGTTATTTTCTATAAGACTCTTAACCGCAAATAAATCTATTGTGAATTTATCCCCAATGTCGTTATTCGCCCTATCCATAAATAAGAAATCCTCAAACAATGTTTTAGTTTGAAAGTCACTTCCGGCAATCCATTTATCGTTTAATGTCTTAAGTGTTGAATAAGTTTCTAATTTTATAACGTTACCACTAACCGTTGAAATTGGGTTAACTGCACTTACAGGAGTCACAGAAGGTAGATTTTTTTTCAAATACCTTATTGTTTCTGTAATCATATCATCTTGATATTTTTGTGTTGAATTTAAAAAATCAAGAATTATTGTTTTGAATTTAATATTATTAAATGTTGGGTCGTCTAATTTATACGTTGCATATAATTTTATAAGTGGTGCATATTTAATAATGTTATTTTCATTAAATCCAATATTATTATCACTAAAGAAATCCGTAATATATGATTGAGCACTATAGGACATATTATTAATAGTTGAAAACCCAACATATAGTTGAAGAGTTTTCCATTCATCGGGGTATGACGATTTAGATGTTTGTATTGTTATACTTGGCGGTAAGTTATTTAAATACGGATCAGGTGTTGTTTTTAAAAATTCAGCCTGTGTTGCATAATTTGTTGATTCTGAAAAGTCATTAAACAATTTTCTGTTAAAGTTTCCTGGATTTCCATTTCTAAATAATACGTTTTCCATTAATAAACCATCTATATTTGAAGTGAATGTCTCCATTTGTTTATTTGTGTAATCAGAACCTATTTGTTCCACACAGAACAATGATTTCATATAATAAAACAATCTTCTTGACTCAACGGGGATATTTACAGGTGGACTTTCTAGTGTAGCACCAAACAATTCGTTTTCTAATACAATACCTTCGTTAGATGCGACAGGTGAAACAAATAATAAAAAATACTTTTCAAACAAATCCAATGTTTCTTTATTAAAAATTCCAAATATTTCTTCAATTGTAGAATAATCTTCGTCGTAATTTAATAAATCATAAGAACTTTGTATTTCAACCAACGATTTAACTTTTTTCATGTACTCATATGGTTGTGGTTTTTTAATATTACTATTATCAAAATAACCAAAATTTGGTCCTTTCCATAGCGACCTTACGGTTCCATTATAAAATGCCGGATTATTTGTTAAAGAAATTTTATTTTTCTTTTGATCGTCAAAACATTCAAACAGTGATTGATTGAATGATGTGTTACCTGTAAAATTAATCCCAAATGAACCCATAGACGGGAATAACAAAGTTAAATCTTCAGTGTAAAATGGTAAATCTGTATTACCATTTACTTTCATCGTGGAGTAAAATGTATTAACCAAATATTGTTGATTTCCATTTACATCTAAAGGTGCAATTAAATATGATGACTTACTATTTTTATTTATTTCTAAATTTTTGTCATTCTGAGCAGAAAGTATTGTTGCATCTGTAACGTCAAATTTTTTTGTTGTAGGGTCAACAAAAAGATCTTTTTTAGAAAAGTAATAATAAACATCGTTAATAATTTTTGGATAAAACCCCACATTATAATTGTTTGTATTAGACAACGGAATTGGTGGTGTTATAATGTTTTGTAACATTACACTACTTGTTCCTGTTAAACTGGTTAACTTTAATTGATATGTTTTTGTTTTATCATTTGTTATTGGGTCATAATTTTTTGCATAATCCAAATCTTTCCATACGTCGTCCAAAATATCAACTTGATCTTCAACGTATCTTTTATATCTATGCCAAATTGATCCATATTTTAAAACCCAAGCATATGGTAATACATGGTAAGCTGATATTTTATTAAATGATGTGGATAAATAATCTAAATCTTCTTGCTCACCTGATGCTCTATTTTTTAATCTTTCTCTTGTCGTTATAAGTGGTAAAGAATTAAGAAATAAATAACCTAAAGTTGCATATGGAGTATCACCGCTAATTTTTTCTAACTCAACCCCTTTACTTATCGCATTAACAAAATATGGTGTATTTAATATTGTATTTGTTTGTTTTTTTGTTTGAACCTGACCACTATATGATGTACCATAATTTATTACTGACTCAGTTAAAAAGAAATCTCTTTGATCAACATCAGTAACTCTATTATCAAAAAATTGTTTTAATGACTGAGCATCCTTAACTGCAACTTCCCCACCATTTGTTGGGTTTGATATATTATTTATCCCGTTTACAAATACCCGATTATTAGTAATGGGGTTTATTTCGTTTCCGTTTTTATCTTTATTGTCTCTGATTATTTTTTCTATATTATCCTGTATTGTGTAAATTTTTGTTGTCTCTTTAAACCCACCAACAACACTATTACCCATGTTTTTTATCATCCAACTATTTTCGGTAAATGGATATAGATCCAATAATGATTTTTCATTTGAAATAGTGTCTTCTAAATATTCAGAAACTTTATCTTTTAAATCGGCAGTAGTATCTACCGTTATAGAACTAATATAATCGGTACTTAATATTGTTTGAGTACCTCCAGTACTTAATTGATTAACTAAATAATTTGTTGAGAAAATATTATTTTTATACCTGAACCACGTACTATTTGGAAAAGTTCTTTCCATAAACGTATAAAAATCGGAAGCATTTTTTACTTGGTTTTGAAAAAAATCAATTATTTCAAAATTTCCATTAACACTTTCTTTTATGTTTTCACCTTCCAAATCAGCCATTTGAATTTTAATAATATTTTGTAACTTGTCTGAGTTGAATTTCCCGTAATGTGCGTTTATATATGATCTTTCTAAAAATTCAGTTAAAAAGTTTGCGGTAGTGTTTGTAGGATACGCAAAATCTTTATTGTAAATTGAATTTATTTGATTTTTTTTAACTACTGTTGTTGGGTTACCAGCATTTGATGGTTTACTTACAAGTTTACTAGCCATGCCGGTTAAAAACTCTTCGGTAAATTCTACCTCAGGCCACACTGTATAGTTAGTGCCGTTAGTTAAACTTGTATATTTTGGATCTCCAATATATTGTACTACATATAATTTTTTATTATTTTTCGAATCAAATTCTTCGGCATAATATAAAGGCCAAGGATAAATAATTCTATCGTTACCTATGAATTTACTTTTTCCTTCTTGTATTGTTTCTAATCTTTTTGCGTTTTCCCTTAAATTCCAAGCATCCCTATGTGTTTTATCCATTAAACGATAAAAAGAATCAACTCCGGCAAATAAAACTGCAAAAATATTTCTTATGGACGGAACAAACCCTAAACCGTTTGTTGTGTCAACAGAAGCCGTTTTGGCTATAAAAGTACCTAGTTCTTCTTCTATTTCTGTTTCTTTTTTATCAAGTTCTGCATTAATGTCCTTCCATTTTTTTAAAAATCCGGGTTTTGGTGTTTCAACTAATAGGTTGCCAAACTTATCTTTTGTTCCGTATTTGTAAAAATAAAAAGGTTTAGCCACTAATTTTCCGTTTTCAATTTTGTATCCAACCGCTTGTATTTGATTTGTAAGATTTATTACAAACTCACCAAACTCATTTGGGTTTTCACTTGGGTTTTTTCCAAATCTTTGGGTATATGTTTGTTCATAATCTTTTTGTGTTAAAGGTGCGGTTGAAAAATCTCTTTCTTGTATGATATCATCATCAATTGTTATTTTTATTTCTCCAATTCTTGTTGGTGTACTATTTACCCCTGACGGATCTTTATAAATTTGGATTACTCCGCCATTCCCAAATGATGGGTTTGCTTCTAAATCTGCCTTATATTGTGTGATTGCACTTCTAACTTGAGAATTAAACGCCTTTTGTGTTGTCTCATTGATGCAACTAAGAAATGGATAATATATTTCGTCGTTTATAACAAAAGGATTATTTAAATCCAAATATTTTGATATAGCTAAGTCATATACTTCAGTTTTTAAGCCTAAAAGATCAGTTCTAAATTTATAAACATCGGATAAAACACCAAAATTACCTTTACCCGTTTCTTGTTTTAGCCACTTGTTAAAGTTTTCAACTTTCATTGTAAAATCTTCTATACCCAATCTTGGAAAACCTTCAGGTATTAATCCTTTTGACTCGTAATATGCATACGTTGATTCTAAATATTGTCGTCCAAGGCTGTAATCTACATTTCTTTGCCCTTGTGATCCTGTACCAACTTGGTCACTTGTGAAAGTTTTCCCATTTTGAACGATTTCTTTTTTATACATTTTTGGTAAAGTTTTACCATAAGTTAAAAGTGTGTCAAATAAAAGTGCGCTTGGTCTACCTATAAGTTTTAAACTTATATCAAAATTTCCGTTACTTGAATTTAATTTAGCGTTAAATGATATTAATGCCAGTTGGTATCTAATTGCTTTACCATAATAACCTTTAAGGGTTAAATAAAACGCAGGATATGGTAAATTAAAAAATACTGAATATAGTGAATTTTCTCCTTGTTCAAAAAGAGTTCTACCTTGTATATCAACTAAAGTCATATCGACACTTGGTACTCCAACCGCGTTTACGGTCACTTTTATTGACTTTATACCTAAAGTTTGTGTGTCTTTATAATTTGCAACAGTACGAGTTGTTTTTTCTTTTATTGTTTTATTTCCTAACGCATCGGTAACATTATTGAATGACGTGTTGGAAACCGTTTGATTAGCCCCTTGTTGATTTCTTGATCCTTTTCCCGTTAACTGATCAGACCAACTAGTGTCAAAATAATTTCTTTCGTTTTCTCCTAAATTTTTTTTTGGTTGTAAAAAATTTAATGACTCGTTAGAATTACCTCCAATAAAACTTGCAATACCGGTATTAACCAGCTCTAAATCTTCTCCAGCCGCAAATTTAGTTCTAGGAACTACTTTGGTTTCTAAATTTGCATAGTAAACTAAATCTTCGTGATCAACTAATCTTTTTGATGGTGACCCATCAGCTTCTCTAATTAGATTTGGATCTATAATGATTATATTATCATATTCAGTATCTACGTATACATTTTTTGTTTGAATCTTACCTGCCATAATAAAATATATAGTTATCTATTGCCGATTTGTAGTCTTGAAGAGAAGAGATTAAAGGAAATGGTATAATTAAATTTGTTCCATCAGGTATATTACTTTCTAATCCACCATAAATTGGATTGGCTTGTAAAATTAACCACCCAAATGATGGTGTTCCGTATTTTTCAAAACTTATTTTGTCTAATCGACTTCTATTAGTACGATATACATATCTTTGGTCTGTGGCTTTTAATGGTAACGCTACATAAGGGACAACACTTTGTTGCCCATTTATTAAAAAATTCCCATATCTATCATAATACTGCATAATACTATCCTCTAAAATCTTTTACAAAATTATATTTAGGACCATTTGTTCCATTTGCTTGGTATAATTTAATTAAATTATTTCCGTCCGTTGTGTTTGTCGGTGTTTGAACAGAATAATTCATAGTCCTTTTCTTACTTGTTAAATCTTTTCTATAATTTGTTTTAATCGATAAAATAAATTCGTCATTTATAAATTTATTATTAGAAATTGCAAAATCACTACTACATTTAATATATTTTGTACTTAATTTATTTACCGTATTTTCAATATATAGTTTCCAATCGGCACTATTATCTGAATTTTCAACAGAAGAATATAAATTATTTATCACATCAATTTTTTTGTCTATAATATCAACCCCTAATGTCATATATAATCTATTTTCTACCGGTTTTGTTGTATCAACATTAGTATAAGGGAAGAAAGGTATTTCAAAATCAAAATTTTCATTATACTCTTCAGTTGTACCTGATGGTATCAATTTATATTTGTATAGTGTGCTATAAAATTTTTGGGTATCCCCAATTATGGTATCCATATCTTTTTTATAATCAACTAAAGTATTTGTTGTACCCCCTTCTGTTTTTCCTGATATTTGATAAATAACAGCAGCCCCTTTACTTGTTTTATAACCATCTTTATCTCCAGAAACAAAACTTAATTTATCTATTAATTTTATAAGATTTAATTGTTCTTGGTCTGATTTAAGAAGTGATTTTTTTAAATTTGATAAATAATCTTGTTGTTTTGTATTTAACAACTCTTCTATTTTTTTCTTATAGTCACGAATATCAGAATTTTTAAAGTTTTTAGTATTTATATCTTCAAGTAAAGGTGAAACATCATCTTTCACGTCTTTATTTGTTTTTTCAAATAGAGTATCAACTTTTTGTTGTAAGTTTACATTGTGACCAAATAGTTTAGTTTCGGTTGCTCCTGTACCTCCACCTCTAATTGTACCCTCAACATAATTTCTTTCTTTTGTTGCCAATATCAATCCACCATATAAAAAATCATTATTTATTTGTGACAATCCATCGATTACAGATTCAAAATAATTTTTAGTTGTGTTAACGTAATCGTTGAAAGATTTTTCATAATAGATGTCCCCTGTAACTGCACTATTATTTGGATCCACAATTTGACTTACAATAGTACCAATAGGGTCTCCACCATCTGTATTTGGTTTTGTTGTGGTATTTGTTCTAATTCCAAGAGCCTCTTGACCTAAAGCAATAAGTTCAGCAGTTAATTTATCACTTACAGGTTCTGTTTCATCTGCTCTTTCATCATACATTTCTGTATTTGCATAATAATTAAAACTTAAAGCGTTTTGTAATTTTTCTATTGGTTCTCTTAACCCTTGTCCACCAATGAAATTAAAACTCATTTTTACATCAACAATCATTGGCTGTACTCCAATCCCTTCTGGATTTAAATCAAAAGCAACATCATCATATGTAAACCCTAAACTATCTATAACAATTTTTGTATGATAAAAATCACCAATCCTTAAAATACAAATTGGGGGTGCCCCAAACGCGCTATTGAAAGCATCGCTATAATCAAGTTTCGTCGTTTCTCCTTCAACATTTTTAACGGTTGGTATGGTATCTCCAGGTCTCATACATTGTTGTAAAAATGTAAGCCTTGAGTTTAATCCTTCAGGTGTCATTGAGTGAAACGCAGGATCAAAATGCCTAAGTTTTTGTTTTATGCCGTCATACAACATTGGTTCATTTTCTTGAATCATTTCAAAATAATCGGATTCTTTTAATAATTTTCTTAATAACCTTTTAACAATGTCTTTTCTAGTGTTTGGCGGTATTTGTGGTTTAATTTCTTGAGGTGTTGTTTCGGTACCTTCTTTTTGTTCTATTCCATTTTCAGGTAATGCGCTTGTATTTTCACTATCGGGATTATCTCCGTTTGGTTTGTTGTTTTCTTTTAATAAAATATTTGTTATCTGTAGTGATCTACAAAACATTGCATTTACAGAATAAACTCCAGTTTCTTTATCAGCATCTTGACCTTTAAACGGAGTATTACAATCTATCTTATCATAATTATTTTCGTTGTTTAATGAAAATATTGGTTTTCCATCTGACTTATCGACAATTATAAATTGTTTATCAACTAATTTTCCAATATCTTTGTCTTTTTTAAGATATTCTTTTAGTGAGTTAAATCTTTTTTCTGACAACTTTTTATTATCACTTTTTGAAAGATATGGTAATGCATTACCTTTAACTTCTAAAGTTAGTATATTACCTTCTTTTTGTTTTAAAAAGTCCTTTATATCTTTTAAAAGTTTAGTGTTAAAAGTATCGTAATTACTTTCTATATATTTTTTAAAATCATTTATACCCGCAACCGTTGCATCAATAGTATCTTCAAAAAAGTTAACATCTTGTTTTTGAGCCACGATATCCGCTTCGTAATCTTTATTACTATAGTTTATAAAAATATTTTTACATCTTGTTTGATATTCCCCATCAATTTTATTTTTATAATCAGTTAATAAAGTATCATAACTTGTTGTATCATCTGTAGGTGAATTGTTATCAAAAAATAAAGAAACTTTATTAAAGTATACTGAAAAATCACCTGATTTTGTTTCTTGTGTCGTTTCAGGAACACCGGCACCAGATGCGATATCACCTAACTCTCGTCTAACCGCATAAACATCACTTATTGAAAATTCAGCAAACTTTTTAAGTAAATCGTATATATCGTATTGAGTGCATCCCGCAAAAAATGAATCTACAACTTTTGTTAATTTAGATTCAGGTGATGTCTTTGCCAATTCTTTTTTAACTATTGTATTTAAAATAGATGGGTGATCGACTAAAATCTTAAAACCTATACTTCCTGATCTTGATGTACTACCATATGTATATATAGGTTCAGTCCTACCTAAGAATGTGTGATCGGTCCAATTGGTTTTAACGTCTTCACTAAAAGTTAAATCATACGGAGGAAACCACATAATCCTTCCACCATTTGGACCTATTTCTGAAACTGGCAAATCTTCAACGGTAAATCCAGGACTATTAGATGTTCTCCATGCTAAATTTTCAAGTGAAAACATATACTTTTTTACTTTTCTATTGGCATAATCAATCGTTGATGAATTAAAGTCGGAAGTCGGTGCAATATTTAAATTATATGTGTTAGTTAAAACTGAATTGTCAAATCCTCTAATATTTTTTGCCGTTTTTTGTAAATTACTATATAGGTAATATGGGTTATCTTTTGTAAATACTCGACAATACTCATACCCAACAACATCATTTGCGTTTTCACTATTTTTTGAAGTAGGCGTTGAATATCTAATAACTCTTGATCCTTTTGTTAATTCTATATTTCCGTCATTAAAAACTTTACTTACTTGACTAATAGCATTACCTACGTGTCTTTGTTTGTAAAGACCGCTCGCTTCTTCGGATTTTAAAACTAATTTATTTGTAACGTCTAATATTGAGTCGGGTCTAAAACTACCGTAATCGCCAGCTAAAGTTCCTCTAAGACCTGAAAGTAAAACCTCATCTTGACCTGCCTCTCCATAAACCTCGTTGTTATATCCTATTTTTTTACCAATCGTACCACTATCTGACGAACCCCAAGTAAACCCACCATATATAGTTCCGGCATCCGTACCATTTGGGTTATTCGCACCATCATAATAACCTCTTGAATTTAAACCAAATAAAAAGTTTTTACCAACACTTCTTTCTTTAAAAGTTTCATAATCAGTACCTAACCCTCCGTGTCCAAAAACCGCAGCATCAGTAATATCTCCAAATCTGTTTTCAGGTTGTTGATTTATTGGTGTTATACTTTTAAGAAGTGATTTTCTATCACCAATATAATATATTGGTTTTGGTGCCAATAAATTAGGATCTCTTAATGAATTACCTCTATAATCTGGTCTATACGGGTTATATGATAGTTGTTCAAATAATAAATCACTTGTTGCTTGTGACGTATTTGCCAAAAACAATTCAGAACCATTTTCAATATTTAAACTTGTAACTTTATTTACTAATCCAGCAATTGCCTGTGTTGCGGCACCAATAGGATTTTCAAGTGCTTGGTTTACCAATCTTTTTTTAGGGTAATCAAAATATTCTCCCGGAATGTAAGAATATGGAGAATAAAGACCCGCCAATTTAGCGGCGAAGTTAATTCCCTGACCTAAAAATAAATCAGGTCTTGTTACTGTAAAATCTCTTGCAAGTAATGGAATATTTCCAGAAACAATACCAATCGCGTTAAATGGATCAGTATTTGGTTTTACAGACACATTTCCTGTATCGGTATTAATTGACGTATCAAACGCATTAACTCTATTTACTGTTTGTTGTAATAGTTCTAACGCGACTCTTGCTTTAAATTCTTTTTGTAATCTTTCTGCACCTAATTGTGCCAAACTTGAATCTTGTGACAACGATCCATCACTTCCTTGTGGGTTTTGTTTTTCTAATATTTCAAAAGGAGTGTAAATGGAAGGAACAAAAATGAATGTTGTTTCACTTTCTGCGTATGGTAAAAATGTTCTTTCAATAATTTCAGTTAAATCTGAAATGGTCACTTCTTCATAACTACCATCACCATTAACATATTTGTTATCACCATATGCTTCTGCTTGTGATTGTGTGGAAGTTAAAGGTAAAGGTGATAAAACATAATCATATTCTCCTTGATTTGATGTTGTTTGTAAATTGGTGTCAATTATTGAATTTATTTGATCCCCGTATCCATTGTCAGATTCTGGTCCATACTCATTTTTAACATATGCAAATGTTCTTGATTGGTCACTAGTTAATTCGGGACCTGAACTAGCACCTTCATTATATGGGCCTTGATTTGATGTTGTTTGTAGGTTTGCTCCAAATCTTGGATTTACATCAAAACCATAACCATCAATATTGTCAGGACCATATTCGTTTACTACGTAAAGGTCATCTCTATATTGACTTGGTGTTTTTGGTGTTGGCGTTAAAGTTAAAGATAAATCATCACCATATAAACCAATATTACTATCATAAAAACCTCTATTTGAAGTTGTTTGTAGATTTGATTCAATGACTGGGTTTATGTCAGTACCATAACCATCATTATCTTCAGGACCATATTCGTTTAAAACATATGAATCATTTCTTGATTGATCTGTTGTTTTTGGATTGGTACCTGTTGTAGGTCCGTATTCACCAACATTCGCAGTAAATTGTTTGTTTTGATTAATATTTACTGAGTCACCATAACTTGTGTTATCTGAAGGACCATAAATGTTATTTGTATATAATACTTGTTCTTGGAAATTACCAATTGATTCTAATTTACTTCCAATACTATCAGTAAAATCATATTCACCGACATTAGTTGTTAATTGTAAATTTTGATTTATATCTACCGTTTCTCCGTAACTATTATTATTTTGTGGACCATAAATATTATTGGTATATAAAAATATTTCTTGTTGATTTCCAAAAAGTTCTAATTTACTTTGGTTTGTAAAATTTAAATTGTACTCACCTAAATTACCATTTGTTTGTAAATTTTCATTTATGTTAACTGTATTACCAAATTTATCGTCACCATTTGGTCCATATAAATTATTAACATAAAGTAACATTTCTTGACTATTACCTCTTGTTTCTAACTGACTTCCTATTGTTTTAGAAAAATCATATATTCCATCATTAGATTTTGTATTTTGATTTAAGTTGATGTTTACAACATTCCCATAAAGTTCTTTTTGATCGTTTGGTGCATATTGATTTTGTACATAAAGTATTCCTTCTTGTTTTTGACCTATTTCATCTATTGATGGTGAATCAATAACCGAATAATCAATTAGTGTAATATCACTAATTCCAGGTACATCAGAAGAATTAAAAGATTGATCTACACTGTAAGGTTTAAGATTTCTTACTAATAATTTTTTTCTAAAATTCTCTGACGAGTCAAACGATAATGGGCTTTCCATTCAATTTATATTTTTTATATAAATAGCGAAGTTTTTAATTTTTTTTATTAAGATGCGATGTTACCTTGTTTTTGTTTCCAACCTTTACTTAATCTTTCTTCAATCATTGCTGAAACTTTAGCACCAATTAAAGACGAAAGTTTTGGATCATCTAAATTAATACCATTTCCTGATACTTTAACCTCAACAGTACCACTCACGTTTGCACCTCCATTTATATTAATATTATTGTTTGAAGTTGTTGCAATTTCTTGAAGTTTGTTTGATTTTTCTCCTAATTTACCAACAGTAGGAGATTCAGGAGATAATTTTAAATTTTCACCTGAAATTTTGAATTGTTCATCAATATCTTTAGAATTTAAAATTGATCCTGTACGAACTTTTCCTATTTGCATTAGTTTTTTTGTGATGTTAAAAATTTTGTCCAAATCGGTCCCCATAGCCACTTGATCACCAACTATTCCTTTGAAAATTTCTCCTTCGGACATTACTACAGGCGCACCTCCTGACGGTAAAAAAGCATCTTCAGTGGGTGTGGCGGGTGAAATGACACCGGTTAGTAATTCAATCGCATCAGTAAAATTATTCATAATTGTAGGTAACTGACTAACATAATTGGAGATCAACGTGACTGTCGTACTATTAAGCGTTTGTAACCCAGTAATTACATCTGTTATAGGACTAGTTGTTCCCATAGTGTCTGCAATTTTTTTAGTTTCAACTACTAAATCTCGTATACCAGGTAAAATATCACCCGAAGTCATTTGAAAAATTTGTGATTTTTCAATTCTTTCCATAGTATTATTTAAATCTTGTAGCGTTGATAATTGTTGGTTGGCGATAGTTACCATTTTTGCATCTACGTCAGATGTTGACATTTTTTCTACATCCTCTCCTGATTTTAAACCTCCTCTTAACGATTCTAATTGTGCCGCAGTAACATTTGCAGCATCTATCATTGCTGATTGTCCAGGAATTTTAATTTCAACTTTACCGCCAGCCCCTATTTCTGCTAAACTAGCAATTAATTGTTGATCTTCTTCACTTGTTATGCCTTTATTTATTAATCCTCCTTTAATTTTATCAAGTTTAAACTGATTTTTTGTTAATGACTCACTTTCTTGTACTATTTGATCAAAATCTTTTCCTAAAAGATTTGCCATTTCTCTAGCTCTTCTCATTTGAGCACCGCTCATTTTACCAATCTCTCCGGTCTGTTTGTTAATTGAAACAATAGTTGTCATACTTTTTTCAATTCTTTTTTGAAACCCCTCAACATCATTTTGTGCTTGGTACATATTCATGAAAAAATCTCCCAATCCTCCAGCATCATTCCCTAATAATTGCATGTTCGTTGAAAACTCCAAAGCTTTATCAGGATCTAATAGGTCACCAGCCAAATTAAATGTATCTTTCATGTTCACAGAAAGAGATTGTGATTGTGCAGCCATTTTTGTTAGTCCTGCAACTCCATCTTTAAACCCATATGAATTTGCTTTAGAAATATTTTCAATTAATGTTTTTGTAAGTTTGTTTGAATCAACTCCAAATTTTCTAGCAGTTAGAAAAGTTTTTTGAAGTCGGTCCATCGCATCTCTTTGACCAATACCAAATTTAGATAACATACCAACCGCCTGCGCTATTTCTTTTGTTGCCATTCCTGACGCCTTTGCAAACTTAACTGATTGTTCTACTATCTCTTGTTGTATATTTGGTAATTTACCAAGTTCGTCAGCATACGCTTCTAAATAATCGGTAGCATCTTGCATAGAACCACCAATACTAAGGGTTTGTTTATATGTTTCAAAAACCGCAGATTCTACTTGTTTAGCAGTATCTTTTAACCCATTAGATATTTTTGTGTTTGTTTTTTTAGCGTTATCTTCTAATGTTAAAAAAAACGTTTGTATTTTTTTGGGCGAGAACGCTTCGGTAATGGCATCACCAATAGATTGTGCCAGTGCTTTTGGACTAAACTCCGCAGCATCTCCAAATTCCGGAGTGTCGGCTAATAAAAACATCATAATATTTTTATTTTATAAATAGATTAATTTTTGGAATTTTCTTCTATCAATTTATTTACAAAATATTTTCTTTCATAAGTCGGCATTTTAATAATATCAAAGTAAGAAAAATTTGCATATTTTGACAAATAATAAATTTCATCTAATATGATTTTTTTATAACTAGAAGAAAGGGCGAAAAAACTCAACCCCAAAAGTGACCTCTACAGTCACTTTTTCTCCTGACGGGGCGGTAAAAGTTCTTTTTAAATCTAATTTAGGTTCGCATTTTTCTAAAGTATTTTTTATATGTTTAGAATCCGCAATTGGTAGTTGTATAATGGCTCTTGCAATGTTTTCTCTATCCCTACTACCATCAAGTTCAACTATATGTTTTTCTAATTTTTTTGTCACAACGGGAATTGTCATGTTAGGTGGGTATTGTTCGGCAAGTTTTCCTAATTCTTTTTGGTCACCAACATTTAAAACTTTACATTTTACCACTGACCCACTTTTAGGTAATTGTATAGTAAATAGTCCGTCACTATCGGGTTCTATTTCAGGTTCTTTATAACTAATGGATTCTAAAAAAATTGTTTGTTCAAATTCCTTTCCTGTTGCAGGATCTTTCAATAAAAAATTATATTCGGGACCAAATGAAGAATTTCTTAAAAAAATTAATATAGCCTGAATGTCAACATCTATTAATTGATTAATGTCAAAGGATGGTTCGTAAATTTTATTTCTTAATAAAGAGTAAACCAAACCCTCTTTACTCTGATTTGGGGACATCAATATATTTTCATCCTCAGCCGTTAAATAACCGACCTTTATTGATTCTTTTTTTTGTGTATAAAACTTACCTTTTGATGGTAATACCACTACATCATGTGGTAATGAAAACATTTCTTGTCCATAAATTGCTGCGTCGCTCATAGTTTTTATTTTAAAAATAATTTAATTAAAGGGTATGTAAATAAAAAAATCCCACATTTCTGCAGGATTTTCTTGAATATTTAATTTTATTTTAGTACACCAAAATACATCTATCAGGTCTAAGTGTCGCCTTAACGGTAACTAACTTATCTGAGTCATAACTTAAAGAGTCAAAATCAACACCTGTTAAAAATGTACCAATAAGTAACCACTTTTCAACCGCAACTCCTGTTGGGTCTAACATTTCAAGTGTGAGGTCTTTTTTGTATCCTGCAGCATAACCCATACGACCTGTAACAGATTCAGCATGTAAACGAACCCATTCCATAAGTGCTTGAGACGCAGAAGGACCAATTGGATCACGGAAAGTAACATCCATTGGCTCCCAATTGAATTTGCCAGCAACATAAGTTTCAGTATTTAAAAATGGAATTGGAACTTCAGCGATTTTAATTTTAGGTCTAGTAGTTGATTCAACATACCAAGAGTTAATCCCAAGTGAATTTGGGAAAGAAAGTATAAACCTGTTTTGTCTTTTAGGTTCGTACTGTAAAGGCATTTTCATTAATAAGTCAGCCATGTCTATTTGTTTTAAAAAATTTTATTTTATTTATAAATATTAGTTCGTTTAATTTTTTTCTATTTACTTTCTAGTTTTTAAAAATTATATATTATATATAAACTAGAAAATAATTATATTAATTAACTTTTCTTTTTTCTCCTCCTTTAGTTAAATATATATCTACTGGTTTTTCTGGATATTCTTTTTCTAAAAACCCCGATATCTTTTCTATGTTTCTTGGGTCATCGTCTGAAAACCCAATTTTTGGTTCTTTATTTAACATATCATTTTTGAATAATCCTTTTACTCCAATCTCATTTGAAAGTTCTTTACAATACGAAATGAACGATCTTAAAGCGATTATTTTCCCTTCTTCGGGATTTGATGCTGAACCGCCTCCAAAACCAGGATTTGTAACAGGAGCAAAATAACAAAGTTCTAAATAGTCATCTATCACTTCCTTATCTGAAAGACCACTTGCGTCTTGATCCATTATAAGTTCAATATATTTTTTTAAGTTTTCAACACATCTTTTTGAATCAATTCCTTGATGATTGCTTATAATGAGATTATATGTTGCTTCTTTCATCACTTCGGGAGAATGTCCTCTAGCAGTAATAATTGCAAAAATTGATCCTCCGTTTATACATTCCACAAAATCTCCCCAAGACGGACCTGTTTTTGCTAACATACAATCAGTTAAAAAGTTTTTATCACCCTCTACTGTAAAATTACGATAAGGATTATTTGCGTAACCAACAATAGTTTTACCTTTGTATTCAAAATTTTCATTACCGATTTGTCCTCTATATTCTGCAAAATCTTCTGTACTCATTTTTACCTCATCATCATTATCGTCTAAAACAATAATTGTTGTTGGCATAAATAAAATATTGTCGTCCCAGTCAAAAGCATAGTATTTTAAATCAGGAACTCCTTCTTCAGAAATACCTTCTTTAACAATCTTGAATACTTCGTTTCTAATAAGTGTTTTTAAATTCATAATTATTTCTTATAATATTCTAAAAGCCTTTCAAGCTGTTTTTCAGTTATAATAATGTTTTGTTTTTTTTCAGAGTATGATTTTTTACCCTCATTTTTATAACCCAAAGATTCTTTAATTAATTTTTTTGTAATTTTCATAACTTTTATTTTGATCCGTATATTCCACTCACTTCAAATGGAGATTTTTTAAGTATTGGTTCAGGGGTTTCCCTATTTGTTGGTATTTGTTGTAATGGTTTTGTTTGTAATGGTTTCATATTAGATTGAACCTTTACATTTTTAATTTTATTAAAAAATTCTTTTAAATTTCTTTTAAAACTATTTTTAAATTCGCTTACAAAAATTTCATTAGTTGGTGCTTTAGATAACTGATTTAAATAACTAATAAATTTTAATATAATAGTTATATCTTCTCGTGATAACGTAGTTAATCTTTGTGACCTTGAGGACTTCCCTAATCTAACTACGATTTCATCAAAATTTAACGGAGTTAATTTCATTACGTAATTAATGTTTGTAATTTTTTGAATAAACTCATTAAACATTTTAGTTATAAGATATTTTACTTTATCAGCATCATCATAATCTTCGTCATATGTTCTTTTAAAAATGTCTGATAATATATCATTAGCATCTGTCATTAACCTCAACAAATATTCTTTATCATATTCTTCAAGTTTATCATATTTTTCAATTTTAGGTGTTGGTGTTGATTGTTCTTTAATCACACGTTTAACAATCCTTGTTAAATCTGATTCTGTTAGTCTTACAATTTTTTTCATATTTTTTATTTTATAAATATAAGTGGGAGTAGTTTCCTACCCCCACATTTTTATTATTAGATGTTATCAAACGATGCCCCTGTTGGAGTAATGATGAACTCGATGTCGATAAATTCAAGTGCTCTTGTAGGTTTCAAGAATATTTTACCTGTAAGAGTGTTTGAGTCAAGATCCTCAGGTGTGTTTGAAACTGTCACACGGAAATCAATTAAACCTCTATCTCTTCTGATTGAATCTAAGATTGGGTTAACTGAATCCAAGAAATCTTGTCTTACTTTATTGTCGTTTTGTTCAAACAATAATCTAACTGCAACTGCTGAAATCAATTTACGAGCTTGTAACAACAATCTTCTAACATTGATTCTATCAAGTGCCGATTGTCTAACTTGAAGAGTTTTGTTACCCCAAATTACTGTACCCACATCGTTAAAAGTCGCAATTGGGTTGATTCTACCTTTGTAAAGAGTATCTCTATCTTCTTGAGTTAAAGTTTTACGTGCTTTAATTGAATTCACAATACCTCTTGTGTAACCCGCCGATGCGAACCAAGGAAATGCAATGTTGTCAGTTAACGCTAAGTTTCTTGTAACTTCAGCCGTTGCCGGTAAGTAGATTTGAGTATTATTTACACTATCTCTTGTAAGTACCCAAGGATAGTAAGTTGCGGTGTAGTTAGAATCTAAACCTGTTGCTTCTAAATTATCTACAGCCTCTTGAGGGTAGATTGTGTTAGTTAATACCGGATCTAAAGTTGGTGAGAATAAATCAAAGTCAGGTGTAGTACAGATGTAAATTGAATCAGCTCTATCAGTTTCAACCATAGTAACCGCTTCTTCCACAAGGTTTGAGTTATTTACGTAGTCAATACCAGGAGTAACAAATACGTTAATGTTAACCGCTTCAGGATTAGCCAATGTTTTTTGTCCAAAAAGGTAAGCGTAGTAGTCAGTATTACCCCACACTTCTTGGTTAGGTCCTGAGATTTGTTTAAACGCCCCCCATCCTGTGGCTGTCGGATAAGTAATTGACGCTTCAGCTCCATTCTTATAACCACTTGCTCCTAAGATAAATCTATCATCATTAGTTCTGTACTCTCTATATATATCCCATCCATCAAACCCTCCGTAAGCTAGTAATGTAAATTTACGAGTGTTAAGTTTGTAATAAGGATCGTCAGTTTCCGATGGTTCGGTTCTAAATGAACCAACACCCACTTCGTACGCTGATTGTCCTGATGTCGGACCTGAAATAATTGTCACAACAGTCGCACCACTATCAAGGTGGAAACCTTTAGTAACATAACCCCAATCTATTCCTACAGTATCGGTTCCAAGATTAGCAGGTAATTGTTTACCTTTATATTGGAAGAAATCAGAGTCATAACCCGTGATATTTGAAATACCTAAATATGCAAATCTTGGATTTTCTCCACTTGAGATAACCGTATTGTCTCCCCCTGAAGATGCTCCAAATGGTGGGTTATAAATTACATCACCGGCCTTTAAATATTTAGTTTTGTAAACCACAAACGGAGGTGTGTCATTTTCATATTCTCTTGATATGTATCCCTCAAATCCGCAAGGTAGTGCGTCTGCCGGAGCATCTTCACTCATATCTAACATTATAAATTTAGATTTAAGTGCAAATTCACCATTAGATGTACCTATTTTATTTGCCACATAATTATTTAATGTTGGATCCATTGAACAATTTGTAAAACTTTCAAGAACAACAACATTTCTATCTGTATCAAAATAATCTCTAATAAACACATCAAATGTTCCATTATTGAATGACATGTTAGCAATTGAAATTTTAACTAATCTGTTCGCTGCATTACCATCAGAAATAAGTTTAAACTTAAATAAATTGTAAGTTTTATTACCTCTTAATTCAGATACAACATAAGGTGTTTCTGGTGTTTGATATTGTTCAAGATAAAACCCTAAAGTATCACCGTCTAAAGACCTTGCTCCCGGCAATGATACTAAACTATTATTTATACCTCTAATTTTACCATTTCTATAACCTGTTAGTAATAAAGAGTAGTAACATTCTTCAACAAATAACGGAACTTCTTCTCTATCTTTTCCAAAGTTAGATCTTCCAAATACATTTGTTAATGAATTTACATCAGTTGATTGAAGGCTTGTTTCAAAATTAAATGTGTCCCCGTCTGAAGAAACCCCAGATACCACAAATGTTGAAAGTGGGTTTTCGGAAACTCCTGAATAAACACCATTAGTTACTAAAACAACATCAGAAGTTCCCGTTACTTCATAAGCTGGTCCTTTTTGAGAACTAGTATATTGTGAAATACCTCTTGATCTAAGGGTAGCAACCACTAAATTATCGTATTCAGAGTATGAGGTACCTGAATAATTTGTTAAATAAACAGCCATTGAACCTGAATAAACAGATGCCGTTATAGCTGATATTGATGATAAAGATGCTCCAAAACCAAAACCTGAATAATCTCCTGATGCGTAGTTAAATAATGAGTAGTACCATGCATCATTTTTATATGATGACAAATCCGCACTTGTTAAATCAATATTATCAACACTTAAAACATTTGACAAAGTAGTAACAGTATTTAAAGAATCTCCTGTAATATCTGATAAAGTTCCTCCACTAACTGAACCCCAAAAATAAGAGGTTGTAGCTGAAGTTGATGCAGATGTTGCAACCAAATTAAGTTGTTCTGAAATCGCAACTTTAAAGTCATAATCAATTGACGATGTTGTGTTAGTGTTAGTTTCATATGTTTGATAAAACACAGACGATAATGCAGCTGGAACCGTAGTTATTGTAACATTACCACTATTACCTGTTGTTCCTGTAAAATCTAAATACACAGGACCAGTATTACCTGTTGCACCTAAAGTTGCAGGGTCAATATTCCCTATGGTTTTAATTGACCATGATGGACCCGCATCATAACCTGAAAGGCCCAATACTCTTGTTACGAATAATTGGTTTGATTGTGATAAATATGATTTAGCGATGTACGCTGATTCATATTTTGGGATTTGAGTGTTAACAAATTTCTCAGGACTTGTACCCCCGAAATAAACTTGGAATTCATCAAAGTTTCTGATGAATATTGGTTCGAAAGCCGGTCCTTGTAGAGTTTCTCCAACAATGCCTAATGTTGTAACCCCTACACTTTGTGCCACAAATGTTAAATCTCTCTCTGAAGTGTATACTCCAGGTGAAACGAATACTTTGTTACTTGATGCCATTTTTTAAAAGTTCTTTTAAGTTTTATTTTAACTATAAATACTTACAAAAAACGTAAAAAACTGACCACCAGAAATATATTTTAAGGGAAGTATGAAAAAATTCTGCCTTTTTTCACACCTTTAAATTATTTATCTATATGAAAAAAATTAAAAATATAAAGATTTCAGAAGAATCACATAAACTATTAAAAAACTATTGTGATAAAAAAGGATTGAAGATCTATAAGTTTTTAGAAAGTTTGATAAAAGAAACTTGTAAAGAAACTAAAGATATATATGGAGAATAACTATTGAAGATAGGCAGTTGTATTTATAAACGCCTCCTGATTATTATCTATTTTCACTACTTCAAATCTTACTAAATCATGATCAGTTACTTGTATTGGTGAAAAATCATCACCAACATAATTGTTATTTATATAAACAGAATATGAATCAACATTGTCAGTTGAATTGACTTTTAAATCTGCAGTATATCTAAACACTTCACTTAATTGTGTAACTCCTGAAATAAAATTAATATTTAAATCAAAAAAGTTAGGTCTTGCGGGTTCTCCTTTTGCATATCTTGCCTTTGTTTTAAAATCAACTTCAAACATAGATACTTGTCTTGTCACTGCCGGAGATACTTGAAATTCCTCTTCATCAATTAAAATACCTTGCATTAAAAACTTATAATTTGAAATATAATACTTTCTTTTTTCAAGATCTTTTGCCGACTCATCTGAAACATCTTCTAAAATAATTGGAATATAGTTTCCTTTTATTTGTGTATACGCTTGTCTTGATGTGAATTTTTGCATTACAATTTTATTGAACTCATTGATCTCTCTCATTCTATTTGCAAAAAATTTAACATTGTAAGTAATATCTACAGGAACTGGTTGAGGTATTTTATAAACATCAACCCCCTTTCTTTGTCCATCCCAAGTTGGAACTGTCGCGTATAAAAATTCTTTTCTATCAGGAATGTTATATTTTGTTGATGGGTTTGTTCCGTATTTTACTTCAGGCATTCTAACGGTAGTGATAAATGGTAATGAAACGTTTTTATCTAAATCCTGAAAGTTCCAAGAGGTAACAAATTGAGCCCAATTTTGGTTTGTAATTATTCTTTCAATATTTGGTACAACTTTTCCTTCAACAACCGTTTTAAGAGAATCCTTAACAAAATCAAGCATCCCTTTATCTAAATCTGCATGTAAAACCCCTTTTGGTAGGTAAGTTCCTCCGTCCATTATTTCATCAACCATTTCTTCTCTTCTTTCTAAAAGAGTTTTGACTGGTGTAAGTGGTAAATATTTTTTTTCTTTTTTTGGAAGTGCCATTATTAAATTCCTCTAAATTCATTATCTGTAACAGGGGCAGCGTTAATTGAACGATAAAATGGTTTGTACCCTCCATATGTGTGTTTATTATCACTAAGTACACGACCATCATCAACAACACTATAATAACGAACTCTTGTTTCGGTCTCATAGTATCCGATATAATCACCATAATTAATATCAATACCCAACTCTTCAAGTTGTTTTTGATAAACCCCAACTTTTAAGTTACCAGGTTCTGTTTGTGATAATCTTGATGATCCGTAATCAACATTGGTTGGAGCCTCAATTTGAACGTATCCTTTAAATTCAACAGGAGGTAAAAATTGTATAGAATCACTTGACGTTTCACCATATACATCGTCAGAGTCGGTGCGCTGCCTATCAATTCTATAAAGGACTAAGGTAAAATTCATGTCGCCGTGAAGCCACTCTTCGCCCATATTTATATCTAAATCAAAATCTTCCGCCGAGAAAAATTTATTTAATCTTGTTATTGGTACTCTATTTTGTGTCATATAATATAAATATCATAATTGATTTTTTAATTAAAATTTACTATATTATAAAAAAAATATTGTGAGTAAAGACACCGACTCTTTAAATTCTTTACCCGAAATTAGGGCAAAAAATATATTGGAAACTTATGAAGGTTCCAACAATTATATTTTGAATATCAAAAAGAAAGGTTTGACAAATAAAAATTATGTCATAACAAGATCTCAAGCAGAATACATAATTAACTACGAAAACGTAATACCAAAAGTTGCAAAAAAATGGGTTGAAGTTGATTCTTATTTTTCAAAAAAATTGATGGAGGAAAAACTTCTACCTACGGAACCAAAAGAAATTTATGTTGAAAAACTTTTGGTTGAAAAAGATAAGTCCTACCATATTTGGGGTAAGATGTTTAGTGGACAAACACTTTACGATTTTTGGCTTCCAAAAACGGCAATTATAAAAACCCACACAACAGAAAAAGTTAATATTGATTATTCAAAATACGATCATAGACCTCCCCTTTCACATCAAAAAGAAGCGATAGAAAAACTTGCGGGGTCAAAAAGATTTATTTTGGCAGACGATATGGGACTCGGTAAGTGCGAACCTAAGAATAATAAGGTATTTACCCCAAATGGTAGAAAAAAAATTGGGGATTTAAAAGTAGGAGATAACGTTATTGGTAGTGACGGCAAATCGTATAACGTTATTGGTGTGTACCCACAGGGAGTAAAGGAAACATATAAAATTACATTTAATGACGGATTTTCTATTTTGGCCGGTGATGAACATTTGTGGTCAGTTTCATCACCCAATTATGGTAAAAATAGAAAAAACGAAAGACGAAAAAAATCTTTAGTTTTATCAACAAAACAAATGTATGAAGGTGGTAAAATTAAAGTTAAAGGTATTAACTCTAACAAAAATAAGGAATATGAAATTGAAACCCACTATAAATCGCCAAACGGAAATAATAAATGGCAAATCCCAATCGTGAAACCAATACAATTTGAACGAAATGATAATCTTCCGATTGACCCTTATTTGTTAGGACTTGGGTTGGGTG